GCTGCTTCTAAGAAAAGTAAGATACCAGAATACCTTCAGAAGAATATGAAAACTGCAGTAGACAATGCAGGTAAGTTTACTGGTGATGTAGCTCAAAAGGTAAGAGATGGAACATATACAACATTCTTTGGAAATCAGTCTTACAAAAGCGGTACACCTTTTAGTAGTGCATCTGGCACAGTAGCTGATGTCATAGGAAATACTGTTACTTCTGATAAATTCAGACAACAGTATGTCTGGCCGTATACAAATGCTTTTAGAGTTGTATCTAAAGCAGGAGCAGCAGCTGCAAACTTAACAGGATTAGAAGATCCAATGGCAAAGGCTGCAGTAGTAGCAGGAATTCCTTTGTTTATTCATACAATGACAGAAACGTCTGGACCAATAACTCAGGGACTAAGACCAAAAGGTTATAAAGCTGTAGCACCTGTATCTAAAGAAGAAGATCCAACTGGTGCAAAACCACGTAACATAATAGAAGAAGGAGCACTTAGATTTATTGGTGGACAAAAGAGTCAGCCTTTAGCTTATAGAGATTTTATAAAAGAACGTCCTGATGTAATGCCATCAACTATTAGTGATTACAGACGTTACATGAATAGAAAACCTGAAGCAGGTAAGCGAATAGATATAGATCCAGAAAAGCAAACATTCACTGCTTATGGTGGTTTTGTAAAAGGAACAGCTCGTGGTTTAAATGATCCGGAAGTAAGAGTCAGAGGAGTTCCTGTAACTGCTAGTTCTGTATTAGGAACTGCAGCTGGTGTAGCAACCATAGCAGCAGGTAAACAATTATTAGATCCAAAGATTGGAGTTACAGGTAGAGAACCTGTACAGGCATCTTTAACAAAAGATGTACTCCGAGATACAGATACTGGAAAAGAACTTAAAACAGATCTCGATACATATATTTCTAAGATGCAAAAAGAAAATAAAAATTATTCTCCTAATGTAGAGGTACTTGGACAAAGAAAAGATGTAGTCAATAGACCAGAGACTTATAAATTTAATATAGGTTTTGCAAAAGATGGTACAGGCTCAAAAGGAACACTTAAACAGAAGAAATATGGTGAAGGTCCCTTTATCAGAGAAGATGTTCCTGTAGGTAATATTCCTAGCATGATAAAGGAGATGAGAGGTAATAATCCACAAGATCCTGATATACAGACTTTAAAAGATAATGTAGCAGACTTTAAGAAAGAAACCTTTTCAAAAGCAGCTCAACAGTTCCAGAAGTTAGGAGACTATAAAGAACCAGCTTTAGTTGCTGGTGGATTAGTAGCTGCCATTGGTACTGCTGCTATAGCTAAAAAATTATTCCAGAAAGCTGAACAAGAAAGAATCAAAAAAGAAGACCCCTTACAATATAAGAAGTACAAACGTGGTGACTACACAGAGTAACAATGGGTTTAAATCTTTCTGGTATTAATCAATATAGTAATCCTTCAAGTAGTGCTGGGATGAACTTCAACACTTTTTCTGATAACTCTGGTAGCAGCAGTGGTAGTGGTAGTAGTGGTAGTGGTAGTAGACCTGAGAGAACTAGGTCTGGATTCTTTGGAGCTATAGCTGATGCAGCAGATGATAGAGCTAAAAGAGATGAAGATCTTGATGCTAAAGCCCAGAAAGCTAAAGAGTTAGCAAAACAATATCAAAAATCTACTTTAAAAGTAGGTCCTGACATTTCTGTAATGGAAGGAGATTCAGCTTCTGAATTTACAATGACCAACCCAGGACGTAAAGGTTTCGGTGGAGTAATCGGAGCTGGTCTTGGATACATGATACCAGGTGTGGGACCGGCTGTAGGGTCATCAATTGGTGGAATGTTCTAAGCTTACTACCTTTAAAATATTATTTAACAGGAGCTATTTAAAAAAATGGATGAGTTCAGACGCTATAAGCAATTAAAAGAGCAAATAAATGCTTTAGATCAGAAGCTGAAGAGAGTAGAAAAAGATAGAAATAGAATGGCAGGAGAAATATTTGCTGGAGGCGTAACTGCTAATGAACAACTTAATGAAAGAAATCAACCTTTAGTTTTAACATCACCTGAAGCTTCCGGTACTGCAGTTCCTATATTGCCACAGATTTCAGGAGCTGGTGTATTAAATCCTGTAGGTCCAGAGCAGACAGCTCGTGTATATAATTCACAACAGTATAGAGATCTATTAAATTCAAGTAGAAGATTCAAAGAAGATGATTTTCTTATAGGTGAAAAGTTCCGTAAGAACGAAATGGCACGTCAGAATGAAATGCTGCAACGTAGACAAAGAGTTGCAACACAGGCAACATTGCTACAACAAGGTCAGTTAGGTGCTCAATCAATGGCACAACAGTCTATGGGTAATATCGGAAGTGTTCTTGCTTCTACTCCTACTTATCAGTAATGTCTAAGAATAAGAAATTTGATCCTTCAGCTTACTATGACTTACGAGCCATTCCTGCTAGAGGTAGTTTTCTTGGGCTTCCAGACTTTGGTATTTCAGAATATCTTACAAGATTTGCAGGTCAACAACCAGATAAGGTTTTTCTAGGAAGTGGTTTTAATGCAAGACCTTATAAAGTAGATCCAGAAGCTAAAGTTGATTTACAAGATCAAGCAACTCTGTTTAATAGTGATGGAGATTATCTTGGAGGAACATTACCTTCTGGTTCTGGTGTAATTAAAAAAGGGGAAAAGAAAGATCCAGGTTTAGATTTAGACACAGGATCTCCTATATCTGATGATTTAAAAAAGACAGATAAATATAAAAATTTTGCTTTGAACTTTATAGAAAGAGGTCTTGTCCGTGGTCAAGATGAAAGATCTGCCTTAAGACTTGGACAAGGTTTAATTGATCAACAGACAGCTGCTCTTAGTGAAAGAAATAGAATGGCATTAGCTAATCAGCTGGCATATTCTAAATTTGATACGAGTGCTATTGCAAGAAATAGATTAAGAGCACAGCAGGGAGAAGCTGCTATGATGAATGCTATAGCTAATCAAACTACATCTTCTGCACAAGTAGGAGGTTTAGGAACTTCTAGAAGATATGGAAGATAAGAGTTTTTAGACTAAAATTAAATTAATAGATTAGATTTTTGTTATGGGAGGAAGACCACCAGCACCGAGAGTTGAATATATACCTGCTCCACCACCACCTGTTACGGTGTCTACACCAACGCAGTCTCTTCAAACTCAAGTTGAGTTAACGAAGATATCAGGTGAGCAGAATAGATTAAACATGGAAACTGGTGCAGAACTGGATCGTCTTAATGAAGAGTTCTATACTGGCCAGGATCTAAGAAGATACAGAGCCAGAGGTGCTGAAGAACGTCTTGCTACTGAAACAAAGGGAGAACAGGACAGAGCAACTATTGGTACTACAGGTGCAGAAACTAGAGCAACCAGAGAGACTGAAGGTGCTCAAACTAGACAGACTATTGGTACTACAGGTGCAGAAACCAGGCGTACCAGAGAAACAGAAGGTGCTCAGGACCGATTGACAACACAGACTAGAGGTCAAGAACAGAGAGCTACTGTTGGTAAGACTGCTGAAGAAACTAGAGAAACAAACTTGCAACAGGAGCAGTTTAGACGCTATAAAGAGAATAGAGATTTCCAACAGTCACGAGACGCTTACAAATCATAACCGACTGGTTAGATACTTTATCTGATAAAGAGAAAGAAACATATCTAGCTTTTTGCAAACAAACCAGTTCACCGATACAGATGTATCTTTATGCCCGTTTCTTAGGGTATCAAGGTTCTATAACTGATTGTCATCTTTGGGCTAAGGAAGAATTTAAAAAAAGAAACTTCAATGCAATACTTGAAGTAGAAATAGATGCAATGCAGATAGATATATCTAAACTTAGAGACAGTATTGATCTTGGAGTAGTTAAACAAGATATGGGTGCTGCTCGTATTGCAATGTTACAGAAAGAATTGAGAGCGAATATAAAACAACTGTCAGATGAAAAACATTTAACAGATAGACAAGGATTGATATTAGCTGGTGCTGACAGAGCATTAAGAGAAATACTTTTAATCTTTAGAGATGATCCTATAGAAGGACCATTACAGGAAGCATCAATGGGAGTCTGGACTAAAATTTTGCAAGAAGAATCATAAGCCTTAATGAGTTAGTCTTAAGACATGGCTGGAACTAGTATCTATTCGGTTTATCGCAGGACTGCTCGTGCTGCTGCTAAACAACAGGTTGTAAGAAAAACATCTTCTATTGATGTTGATAGAGCTAGAAAAGATTTTGCATACTTCTGTGATGTTGTAGGAGATAAACCTCCTGCAGAACACATGCAGTTATGGCATGAACATTTATATACACACCAAGATAGTGAATGTCTAATTGATATTGCCGGACCAAATGTAGATATACTTGCACCAAGAGGATCAGCAAAGTCTACAGTATTAGGTTTATTCACAGCATGGGCTATTGGTATTCATGCTCTTAATAAAAAACCCTTAAAGATTTTATATATCTCATATACGGTTGATGTTGCCAGACCTAAGAGTGCTGCAATAAAAAGGATCATTGAAGATAGTAAACTTTATAGAGAAATATTTCCTATGGTAAAAATTGCCAAAGGTATAAACTCTAATGAGTATTGGAGTATTGATTGGAAGTTTGCAGGGATAAGATCAACTGGTGAAGAAGAATTTAGTTTATGTTGTGCAGGATTAAAAGGTGCTGTTACATCTAAGCGTTCTCATTTATGTATCATTGATGATGCTATAAAATCAGCTGATGATATTAAGAACAGGGACATTCGTGTAGCTATGGAGGATAACTGGAACTCAGTTATTGTTCCAACTATGTTTGAAGGTGGTAGGGCTATATGCCTTGGTACAAGATTCAGACATGATGATATACATCAGACTACATTTACTCCTGATAATGATTGGGTACAGATAATTCAATCAGCAGTGACTGTTGATGAAGAAGGTGATGAAAAATCTTACTGGCCGGATATGTGGTCACTTGAATATTTAAAAGATCGTAAAAGACAATCACCAATAAGTTTTAGTTTTCAGTATCAGAATCAGATAGTAAGGACAACTGATATGTCTCTTTCACCTGATCTGATTATTAAGAGTCAGATACCAACTGAATTTGATTGTATAGGTGTTGGAGTTGATTTATCTGCAGGTATCAGAGAAAGAAATGACTATACAGTATTTGTTATGGGAGGAAGAGTGGGAGACAAAATTTATATTATTGACTGTAAAAGGCTAAGAATAATGGGTAATGTAGAAAAGTTAGAAGCAATAATGGAAATGATGTATGAATGGGGAATAGTTCACAAAGATAAAGAGAAATACTTTCCAACTGGTAGTACTGTGGATGTTTGGTCTGAAGCTGTGGCTTATCAGGCATCATTAGAAGCAGACTTTAAACGTATATGTTTGGAAGAACAGGGACTTTATAATCTTCTCTGGCATCCAGTAACAGGATTCAGAGGAGATAAAGTTGCCAGATTCAGAGGAATCATGGGCTTATTTGAGCAACATAAGATATTATTTAATAAATATCGTAAATTTCAAGCACTGACAGATGAAATTGTTAATTTCGGAGTCAGTTCTCATGATGATTGTGTCGATGCACTGGTCTGGTTATGTAATGGATTAATGTCCAGAGGAAAACTAGAGTTAGAGTATTGACGAATTAGACTATTAAAAGTATTAACATGGTAGCCAATTTTTTCTATAAAGGTATTGAACTTGAGCAAGATGCTTATGGTTCTGCCGTATTCAACCTTCCTGATGAAGTATGTCATGATTTAGGTCTCCAACCTGGAGAACGCTTTGACATTGAAGCTGATGATGAAAACCTAGTTTTCAAACGCATAGCATCCGGCTATGAGATTGATGCCTAATAAAATAATAAAAGATGGATCAAACTAATTCTACTTTTGAAACAATGCTGAAATCAGCAATAAGCCGTGAATCAACGGGTACTGCTGACACGATGCTTATCAATGCTCATCTATCACAGATGAAGATGTTTGGTATAAGACAGGGTGTTGAATTTTATCCTGAACAAGATAACTTCGGATCACAAAGATATGACTTTATAAAACAGGTAATTAAATTCAATCAGCTTGATGCAAGATTAGATTCTATATGGGATCATTTTTTAGCTTTAGGAAAAGGTTTATTTTATATTCGACCTACTCAAAAAACATATAGACTTTACTGGTTTGATAAAGATTCATATAGAACTTTTTATTCTCCAGAAGGAGAACTTGAAGAAGTAGTAGTTATATATGGTTATAAAGTTAAATCTAATAAAGGTTTTGGTGGATCAAAAATTGGATTAAGTACAGATAAAAGATACATGCGTCTCCGTATTACAGCAGAGACTATTGAAGAAACACATAGTGAACAGGAATTAAGTTTTGATGGACCACAGGATTTTACAACGACAAATAAAAAAGAACTGACAAACTCACTTCAGTTTATTCCTTGTGTAGAAGTATTTAATAATCCTGATGCTTTTGGTACTGATGGTAGTGGTGAATTTGATTGGGTAGCTAATCAGATCGTGGCACATGATGAGATGGTTAAAAATATCAGAGCTAACCTCTCCTTCTTTGGTAATCCGACTTTATTATCTTCACGTCCAAAACAGGATATTGTTGAAAGTAGTAAGGATGCTGCACCACAGAGACCAAGTATTTCAAGTCAATCTGGATTTACTTCTGATTTAAGTACACTCCAATCTACATATAAACAAGATCCTACAAGTAGAAATCCAGTTGGATATAATGGTAGTCCAGGATCAGGTATGAGAGTTCCCAGAGTTATTGCTAACCTGGAACCTTCAGATCGTGTTGGATTTATTACTCCTAATGCAGTAAGTACAGATCAATCAAGATATGTATCACAGTTAAGAAATGAAATACGTTTAGCTTTAGGTGGTATTGATGATATATCAATTAGTAATGTAACTGCCACTGAAATTAAATCTCAGTATGGAAGAGTAAGTGCTACAGCTAAAAAGAAATGTTTACAGATATATGAATATGGTA